GTGATTGTCATCACTTCAAAAGTGCAGCCGCAGCCCATAGGCGCAAACATGCGCAAAGGGTGGTACCTTACGTCGTCCCCATCTTTTAACGCAAAGATGCCCGTCCTAACGTCACTGAGAAGAGTGCTAATCTTTTTCGGCCAAAGCCGGGTTAGCACACAGTGAAAGTTTCGGTCGGACGCTCGGCGCATATCGATGGTCGCCTTTCCAGTGCGAATTAACGCGCGATGGACAGTAGCGAGAGTATCGAGGTCGATACCCAAGCGGCGACGCAAAGTAGAACGGAGGTCAGAGGCAAAGGACAACTGACAGATCATAGACCAGAGGGCCTCGCACGAGATCACGCGATCTTTCCTGTTGTTTTTAGGAACAGTAGTCACGCGTGCTGTGCGTTCAAGAACCACGCAAGCGCGGAAAATGAAGCGAACCATCTGATACCTTAGACCATGCACGGACCCGCCTGGAGTGGTTTGTATCCACTTCAGGCGTAACCTCGCAAGTGTCTGTTGTCCAACGTCACCGTACTTTTCGCGATAGCGGTCTTTGACCACCTTAAGCAAAGCACGGTTATTCAGGAGAATATTAACACTATAATCCACCAATGAAGGTGAAACGACCCACTGAGTTTCCCCAGCGAGCTTAGTGATAATATCAACGTCGCCGAAAGCACTAACGAGACCCTCACCGGTTGGAAACCGAACAGAGTACGTAGGCTTGAAATCGCGGAACAGGTCCGCTAGCCAATCGCGCGCACGATAAAACGTACGAGCGTGGCGGCGTGGAAGGCTAAACGGGTTGAAATCAACCCAACCTTCCTCGTCCCCTAATAGGACTTCCTGAATCGACGCCTCACGGCGAAGCTTTGCAGAGGATGCGTCCGGGACCTCGTATTTACTCGTGGCCCGGTGCGACACTAACGCATCATGCAGTGTATCGGAAGACAAGTGTGTAAAGTCCGGCCCTAACGGTGGGAGTTTAAGCCCCCGTAGAGCCGAGACGCACTTATCAAAACTAACCAAGGAGCGATCGAGAGTAGACTGTTTACGGACGGGTGTCCGACGGTCTTGTTTCATGACAACAACTCCTTATGGGTTAGGCTTTACTGAAGACAGCTTCCGACGGAGGTACGATGCCGTTTGCCAACTGATAGTCAGCGACGGCCGCATCCAAGAGACGAATCACTTCATTGCGCATCGCATTGAGATTAACGCCGCCTTGGCGAACGTTGAACTCAACGGATACCGCTTCATTCACTACCGCGGGTGCAGCGTCGGGAGACGCGGCATTGACGGGCGTGGTGAGGCGGACAGTACCCCGCACCATCGGTACAATTGTACCGGAGATGTTGGGCTTGGCTTCCGCGACTTTGAAGAGCACGATACTGCCGTCGAAGGACGGAGAGGTACGTGCAAAGTCGGCGGAGCCACGGGCGCGAGTGATGTTTGTATACTTTACCATAGGGTTTGAACCTCTAAGTTGTTTACCTAAACAGCTTACGAACGGATGACCAAGAAAGTGCGAAGGCGTCAAGCCAACGTTTCCAGTTCATATCGAGCTCAGCCGCTAATCCTACCCGGATAAGGGGGTCAAAAGGAGTGGTTTTATAATAACCACCGTTGAAAACGATCCTAGATCCAGATTGATGAGTGGCAGTGATAACACTGTTAACTTTAATTTGTCTGGAATAGGTCGCGTTTTGCTCAGCTACATGTGAAGGTACTGAAAGAGACGATATAAGATCGCCCACATTCAGAAACCAGTCTACGATGAACGATAGGGGCACAAGCTCCCACGCCGTCGCGACCACATTTTGCTTGAGGTTGTTGTTCCAGGCCTCGTGGCTGTAGCGTTGCTTCAGGAAAACCCTGTCGATGATTTCGACACCAGTTACGGTGTAATCGCCGACTTGAAGATCGTCCGAGAAGCGCTGGCCAGATCGAAAGCTCTGGTAAGGCGAGTAATAACTCTGCAGGAGACTAAGGGCGTCGTCGATCGAATACATCAATGGGGAAACCGCATAGCGGTATTCCAACCAGCGAGCATTGATCTCAGACTGTATCTTAGCGGCTTCCCGCAGGGTCTTAGCCGGCTTATTCCCAATTTGTATCACAGATCGGCGAACCTTTCTGTATTGGGTGGCAGCCTCTCTCAGTAGGCCAAGAATCCAAGAGAAAATTTCCCTGGACTCCGCCAACTCGGTATACAAATCAATGATACCTGAGTTGGCCTCAGCAGCGACGGAGGTGATTAAACCTTTATCCCATTCACTGTCGAGGACGGCTTTTATTTCGGACCAGATGGCCGAAATGTCTTCTAGTGAAGGTTCGTGAAAGTAGTAGTCTCCAAAGACTTGGTAATGTCGCCACATGGCGCCAGCATTAGAACCAGCTGGACCACGAACGGCATCGCAAGTCACGAAGTTAAGGGTCTGGGCAGTTATATACCCAGGTTCAGCATAACCATTACACGGGTTATACGTGGCACTTGAGCCCACTATACCTTCCTTGTAAGGAGAGTACAACGAGTACGGGGAGTGCGCCCCGACGCCAACAGCCACAGGGAAGGTCTCATAGGATATGTCCATCTGCTCGAGAGGTTGAAGAATGATAGATCCAGCGGCCTGAAGCCGCTTAAATTCGTTCATCTTCAGCCCCCCGCGCTTCCGGTACTTCCCAATGGACCCTTTGAGGCTGTTAGGCAGTGGTCGACCAACGACGAAGTCGCTGTTAGAGTCAGGCTTTGGTACGCCTGCCTCTAAAAGACCACGGTTCGTCAAGAACTGGTTTTTACACCATATGCTTAAGGGCCGATAGGCCTGCGGACAACCCAAGCCCCCACGATCAAAGAAAGTGGGGACTGCGTTCTTCGCAAAGTTGCCGACTTGAAAGTCAGTATACTTATAAAGCATAAGAGCTCCATTATTAATGGTTAACGGTTGGAAGCAACCGTAGCTCTGCTCCCGCGAAAGCGGCGACCCCCTTC